TGGTTTAATGGTGGCGCCTGCCTTGAGAATCAGGCGGCGGGCTTCACGGACCTTGATAGGGGTCATCGGTCAGAGGGAGTTCAGTTGGGCGGCGATGCGCTCTGCCTCAGCAGCGGAGCGGCAACGGTCTGCATCATACCAGACCCCAGCGATGAGGCGGCGCTGGATTCGGTTGCCTTCGGCGCGGTAGATTCCAGCAGCAGGCAGGAGGCGGTTGAGGAAAGTCTGCAGCATTGGTCCGTTGCGGTTGAGAGTATTGTAGCAGGTCACCGCCACTCCAGAAAGGTGGCGGGGTTGCCGTAGTCTCCGATGACGACCCCGTTGCAGCGGACCTCAGCGTAACCATAGTCCTCTGACAGAGAGTAGCAGAGGTCCCAAGCGCGGTCCTCATCAGTGGTAGTATTCTCCCAGGGAGCGGAGGGGCAGATAACGTCGTAGCGGGTCATCAGGTCGTTTGCTTGTGTCCCCATAGTATAGACCCCCCACCCGCGTCAGCAGGTAGGGGGTGTACGGTTTCAAAACTGGATTTCCTCTGCGGTCGGCTGGGGGTCGGCGTTGCCATTGTCAGCAGCGATCGTTTCCAGAATCTGCAGCAGTTCGTTTCCGTTGCTGGCGCGGTTCAGGAGAGCGGTAGCAAGGTCAAGGGTCATGGTAGGTTTGTATTAGGGTTTGCTGGGAGTCTTTCAGGGCGCTCCCGTTCCCATTGTATCAGGTCAGCGGGCGAACTGTGCCAGACTGCTGGGAGCGACGTGAGCAGGCGACCCGCAGGACCTGTAGAAGTCTACCATACGCTCTGCCTCTGTCAGGGTCTTGAACCACTGGGAGCGCCATTCACAGGCGTTGTAGGGGGTCTGGTAGCGGACTTCGATTCGCATGGGGTTGGTTGCGTTGTGAGAGTATTATAGCAGGTCAGGCGGCGACCTGTTCGGGAATCAGGCGCAGCACGTCATCCTCCCAGCGGTAGAAGGTCAGAATCTCATCGTAGGCGGCGTCAATGGCACGTTGGGCATCCGCCTTCAGGATTGCCGCTTTGCACTGGGCGGCAATCTCATCGATGCTGACAGCGCGGTCGGTGGCGGGGTTGTAGCGCATTGGGGTGTCCTTTGGTTGACTTGAGTATTGTAGAGCAGTTTAGGGTCAGTGCTCAGGACCCTTGTGCCAGTTGGTCAGGTGTCAGAGACTGCCAACTCACCGACGCGGGATTCCATACAGACCTCCCGAACCTCCATCCGAGCATAATCGTATCCCTGATCCAATTCTAACTCCTGCCGATAGAGGTCAGCAGCAGAGCGGCAATCAAACAAGCGGAGGGAATCAAAGGACTCGCCTTCATAATCCCAACCACCGATTACAGCGTAGACTTTCATGGGTTGCTCCGTTTGGTATGAGACTATTGTAAGGGGTCGGGCGGGGGGTTGGCGCCCCCCTTGTGCCAGTTTACAGATCGTCCATCATCTCACAGATTTCCAGACCATCGATGGCAGGGTCATCCCAGCGGCACCCGTCAGGGGTCTCCTTGCTGCCAAACTCCCAGAGTTGGTCTACCAGCTCCTGATAGTTGCTGCAACGACGGGCGGCATGGTAGATGCTCTCATCGTTCTGAATCCAGAGAGCGACGTTCCAGGTCTCCCAGTTTGCCCATCCGTTGAAGGTTGCGGTGCTCATGGTCGTTTGCGGTTGACTTGATTATTGTAAGGGGTCGGGGGGCGTCTGAGGTGGCAGGGTGTGCCACCTTGCCGACTGTCACACCCTATCAGAAATCGGCATAATCAATCTGCACATAATCAGTAGGAGAATTGGGGCGCCCCTTAACATGAGTACGAATTTCGCCGTGAATCACAGTGATGCAATCGGCATCCGAAACATGTACTTTCAGAGAAGCAAATCCATTATTGTTCTTACCAGTCTTGGTGACAGTATCATTAAACCCAGTGTCAGGATGTTGTGCCTTGCTCAGATCCACAATGCAGGCAAATCCACTGGGAAAGATATTGCCAACCTGCTCAAGTTTCACACAGAAAATCTTATCAACCTTAGACTTAGAATGGTTGTTTCCAGTAGCAAACTGAGCGGGATCTTTGCCCAAAGAAAGTTTATTCTCAATCTCATCATTCAGGCACTTGGCATCGTAACCAACTGCCTCCTCTTTAATATAATCAAGACCCATATCCTTTGCTTGACTGGCAAGCGAAGGATTGAAGATATGGGCAAGAAACTTAGTTTTATCTACAGTAGTATTGCCACCAATGCCAAAGAAATCATCCAAGTTACTATCTTCTCCCTCAGTAAGAATGAGCAATGCATTATCAAGTTTATCGGCCGTGCGCTTGATTGCACCAGGAAGAATCTTTTTCAGCACATCTGCTTGCTGTTGAGTAGTAGGAAGAGGAGATGCTACGGTCATGGGAATTGATTGTTGTGTCGGAGGTTTTGCCCCCCGTTGAAACTACTATAAGGCATCAGACGGACCCCACAAGGGGGTCTGTGCCACCTATTCAACTGGCACACTGAAAGCGACCGTGATTGAAGTTTGCATAACTGAAGACCTCACGATTGACCAGTTTATACATACCAAACTCATTGGTCATCACATAACCTTCAGCATCAATACGGTTGCGATTGATGTAAGCGGCAGGACCATCATTGCGGCACAGATAGAGACAATCATCTTTGATAGATTTCACCAGTGCCCACAAACGAATCAGATTAGAATCACAACCAAAATCATTGACACTATCCGTGCTAATCTGTTCGCCAGCACGGATGCAAGCATTCAGTTGTTGCTTAATCTTTGCTGCCTCTTTATCACTCACAAACTTCACTGCAAGTGCCATCACCCGTGCAAACTTGCAGACCTCTTCAACATCAGCAAACGATTCTTGACCGTGCTGAATGTATGCTTGCGGTTTCACAAACTTGCAGTAGTGAGTATCAGTGATGATGTATTGCATCGGATACGCAACAGCATCACGCAAATCATTCTCTGCTACGTAGACAGTATGAGGTGCGACAATAATCTCCTGATAGACTACCTCAGGAAACTTGTAAGTGATCGTGTTGGGAGTATACTCATCGCTACCACCAAACCCAATAAAATCACCTTGAATGATAGCATCTGTGCGAGGCAGATAATCAAAGCAAGCGTGAAGAATACGCGCAACTTCACCTTGATAGAATGCATCAATCTCTTCATGATTGTGAGCGATACGAATCTTTTTCTTGTTGAAGACTGCTTTGGTTCCTACAAAGAACTCACCATTAGCAGGATCAATGCCCCACACTACAGCAGGACTTCCATCAATCTTGACGCTCAACTTACCAGGCGTCACGAACCAATCTAGGACAGAAAGGTCACCCGTGAGGATAGAATCTTCGGGGTGCTCAAGGTGGGTGTTTTTCATACTGCTATTGTAAGGGGTCCTGTGGGGGTCTGGGGTGGTCAGTGTGCCAGTTGTCAGGGTGTCACAGTCTCTTTAAGTTGCTCCGCAGGATAGTTAAAAAGTTTATTAATCCTTTCAACTTCACTCTCAAAAAACTCCATTGCTTCCAAAGGATCAATGTCATAAGTGTCAGCAACTTCATCAAGTTTCCACCGCAGATCATCCATCTCCCAAAGTTGAGTGAGAATGAATAAACGAACTTCGTGCTTTTGTGTGTTTTTCATTTCAAATGGGGTGCAATTTGTGTTTGAAGTTTCAGTTGTTGAAGCAAACTACGGGCAAACTCTACTTCACCATAATCGGCACCATCATCAAAAGCATCATCATAAGATCCATTGTCACTTGAAGAGTAATAATCACCATCCTCACAATGCTTACGATCTGCAGTTTCTTGCAGTTTGGAAAGGAGGAATTGCAGTTTTTCGGTGTCAGTCATCAGGTCCCCTTTGCTATTGAAACTATCATACGGCGTCAGGAGCCCTCCACAAGGGGGTCTGTGCCACCTTACGAACTGGCACAGGGTGGCAGGTCTGGGTGTCCTCTGGGGTCTATGATAAGGGGACAAACAAAGGAGGGGCAGGGTCGCCCCGATGACGCAAACGGTCGGTACTGAAGCAGCTTTGAAATAATATAAAACAAAGTATAAAAAAAGGGAGGCATTGGTTGCCCCCCGATTCTTTATGCAAACATGAAACCATTGCTGAATTCGTATTCATTGTAGACAGGCGAAGTTCCTGCCTGCCCGATGAACTTGTGGACGAACCACTTGAAGTTGCGTTGCAACACACATTCGCCCTTGATTCCATGCTCCTGAAGAATCGCATTCAGACGCGATTTAGTGGTCGCAGACTGATAACCACCATCAAAGATTTGCACGAAGTTGTCACCAATGGTAGCAATGTGGTTGCCGTGCAGATACACTTTGGACTCCTGATTTTCAGGGTCAAAGGTAACCTCAGTGTTGCCAGACTTCCAATTCAGGGAGTCACGAATGGCAGCATTCATCTGGGTTTCGATCTTACGCATTGTGTGGGGGTCTCCCTCTCAACAAATGTAGTATGGCAGGAGTCGGGGGGAATCGCAACCCCCCTTGTGCCAGTTCGTCAGGTGTCCTCCTCAAGAGTAAAATCAGACTCGATGCAATCATACCATGTCACCAGATCGTAGTCCGGTTCCTGCATCCATTCTTCTGCCTCTTCCTTTGTATTGAAAGTCACAGAAGCAACGTTAGTTTCTTTGATGTGAATAGTGTAAGACATCAATCGTCTCCGAAGTTGTTAGTGAGAAAGTCTTCAAGTTCAGTGAGTTTGCTCTCACTCAAGTTCCAAACATACTCACTGATAACAGTATCAAAAAGGTCAGCATCTTCACGACACTTTTCTTTCAGAAACCACTCAAGTTCGGTTCGGTTAGTCATTGTAGAACGTGACGATAATCAAGGGAAAATACACACCAACCAGTGAGATCTGTCACATGTTCAACTAAACATTGTGCGATGGATTCATCATCATCGTCGTCATCAACTTCCACTTCATAAGTGTTACCAACCACAGAATCAATGACGGATTGTTGTTCTTCTAGAGTGAAATCTTCATCATCAAAATCAAACGAAACTTCAGTGACGTGGAGTAAAAAAGTTCTCATCAGACTTCATCCCTCATTTCAGAAAGTTTATCATAGAGTGCAGAAACATTTACATCCAGTTTCTCACTCACTTCATCCCAATCGTCGTGAAACTCAATCAGTGCCAGAATGGCATCGAGTTC